CATCTTCTGGGTCGATACCAGCAAAGATTGCAGGAGCACCATCCCACTTAACAGTCATGTTTACAGATGAACGTGATGCACCTGCCAACATATCTCTAAGAGAACGAACAAAGTTAATTGCAGCTCTACCGCCTGGCACACCAAAGTTGAGAATCTCATCTTCGATATGTTCTAGGTGTAAATTCTTTCCACCCTTATCTTCGGTTATGTATTTACTAAAATTAATCAAAGGTAATATCCTTGTTTACATTAACATCAGGCTCTGCACCTAAAAACTTCATCATTGCAAACGTACCTCTTTTGAAGAATGCAGATGCTTTTTTCCAAACTTTACTAAAGAATCCTTTTACCTTTGCAGTAAGATTTTTAAACAAACGAATTTCAGTAAGAATCTCACCGTTATTATATGCATCTATATCTTCATCCATTGCATCAACAATCAAAGAGATAACACTCCAAAAATTATATTCACCTGTTTTCTTTTTCTTTAATTTACGAGATGATGTTTTAAATCTTGCTTGTAGTTTCATTTTGTCTGCAATGTAAGAACAGTACTCATCATCGTATACACTTTTAATTTTTACACTGTTACCATCGTGAGAAGATACTAACATATACTCTGCGGCTGCGGCATCACTCTCTCCAAACTTTTCAAAACCAGACATTGCTTCACGAGCAAAGGCAACCTTAAATTCTTTTGATTGTTCAAATAACATTCCTAGTTCAGTCATGCATTGTTTGTGTGCAGCTTCTCCAGCGTTAACAACTTCGTTTTCACCAGATTTAATTATTCCACGCAATTGGCCTGGAGCAAGAGTATTTGTGACAAATGATTCTAAGATACCCTCAACCTTTTTAAATTGTTTATTTGTTGAAAGTTCTTTTGATGTATTCTTTACCGCTGCATAGAATGTCGCACTAGATTCGGATTTACCACCAGACATGAGTTGGGCAGCACCAATCTTTAATGAGAAACGCATGTTCCCAATTAGTATGTCTGTTTTTGGAGTTTTGTTTGTTGCACCGTGTGAAGCCCAGAACTTAGTTAACTTAGTAGATGCTCTACCATACTGTTCTGCTTGGGCGCCTGCAAGACTTGAGTTTGTTTTAAGAACATACTCTGCAATGCGTTTACCAGATGCTAATACTTCTGGATTTGATTTTAAAACCTTTAACGTCTTATCAGTAATGCCAGACTTAGAGTCGAGTTCACGCTCATGTAACTCGTACCAACCAATAACTATGGCTGCCTCATAATCCTCTGCTTTAACTTTTGCTTCCGAAAGGAAGGTCTTGAAACCTTGCATTTATCAATTTCTCCATTTGCACAAATAATATTACAGTTCTATTTATAATATCAAATTGTTAAGAAGTCAAGATAAATTACACCTTTATGTCGTTAAACTTGTCATATCGTGCAGATATTGGACTTTTATCGAATGCTGGTGTGTCATCTTGTCCACTATCAGATATATCTTGTTGTGCTTCTTGTTCTACATCATACAGTTTCATTCTTGCCCTGTCAATACCAACAACAAATCTTTTGTTGGCGCCTGGGTCATTATAACGATTTTTCAACTGTTTTACCATAATCTGTCCAAGTTGTTCCAACTCTTCAGTTGTAATTAAAGCAAACATCAAGTCAGCAGTTGCAGGCAAACCAAATGATTCTGAAGTATCTTCAAGTCCCACATCAGAACTATTAAATCCACCACGAGTAGTTTGCGTTGCAGACATAATAGGTAAATTACATTCTACTGCAAGTCCCCTTAGTTCTTCTGCAATTGCTTTAATATAGAAGTATGAACCTACATTTGCATTACCCTTGAAACGAGATGATGCACAGATGTTTAGATAATCGATAAAGATAACATCTGGTTTGAATGATTTCTTCAATGCAAGTTCTTTGATGAGTGAACGAAAGTGTCCACTGTGAGCAGACGCAGTTGGATATTCTTTAATGATAAGTTTACCATTCGTCTTTTTTTGAATTTTAGTCAATCTGTCTGTAAACATCTTCTTAGGCAAATCATGTAAATCATCCATAGTGATGTTCATCAAGTTTGCATCAATACGTTCTGCAATACGTTCCTCTGCCATCTCTAATGTAATGTATAAAACATTCTTACCTTGCATTAAGGTAGATGCAGCCATGTGACACATGAATAGTGATTTACCAACACCTGTACCAGCAAGTGCAATGTTTAGAGTTTTCTGTGGAAGTCCACCTTTAGTAATCTTATTGAAATACTCCAAGTCAAATTCTAGTTTCTCTTCCTTCTTATGATAGAACTCAAATCTTTCCTCACCATCATCAACGTAGTCGTGTCCAATGTGTGAATCGAATGCAACTGATAATGCATCAGTAAGAATACTAGGAATTGCTTCTGGTGTATGTTCTTTGTCTTTACCTTCGATGATTTGAATACCATTGAGAATTGCATTGTATACTGCTTTGTCCTTACAGAATTTCTCTGTAGTTTCGACTAACCAATTCATATCAACTTGTGCATCAGACAGAGTTTCAATAATTTGTGTTACCTTTTTGAATTGTTCATCATTAATATCTTTGCGTCCGTCAACCTCAATAGACAACGCTTCCTTGGTAGGAGTGTTATTATACTTTTCTACGAATTTAGTAATCTCTTCAAATACAATTCTTTCCTCTGGGTTAGAAAAATATTCTGGTTTTAGAAATGGCAAAACCTTACGAGTGTAAGGTTCATTAAAAACTAGATTACTTAGTGTTGTCTTTTCTATTGTCTGTGTTGACATATTGTAAATCTTCTCCATCTATTTGTTTTCTTATGATATCTTCCAATATCTTACCAGCAAGTTCAAAGAAGTCATCTTTAATACTTTCTTTTGGTAGTCCATTAGAGTCTAACATATCCCACTCGAATTGTAAAGAGGCTTCTGTTTTTTCTTCGTTCTCAAGAATCTTTACTTTACCGTAACTATATACGACTCCTTGATATTTCCCTGCCTTCTCTGTGAGTCCGATGGCAGTCCATTTCTTATCTTTGTTTTCTACATAAGTATACATTTCACTAATATCAGACATAGTGCAAATAACTCCCTATAATGTATTTTGGTTTGTTGATAGGTTTACGTCCAGCATGTAAGTGTGTCCACATTGGGGGGAACATTAACATCCTACCAACAGCAGGTTGTACAGAGATATCGAATTGTGGAAAGTCTGTGTGTCCACCTTCGTTATCATTAAGGTATAAAAAGAATACTAAGAACCTTCTTGCACTACTGTGATTACCAACATCAACATGGTCATCAAACTCATCAACATCGTTAGGCAAATATCTTTTTAAACGAAATGCCTCAAATGCAAATTGTTCTGGGAACATCTTGTCAGTCACTTCACAATCCTTCATGTACTTATCTATGTAAGCATAAAATGCATTCTGAAGTGGTTTAACAAAAGGCTCCCATTCTGGATGATTCTGTAATGTCACCTGTTTAAAAGAACGATGTCCTTCTAATACTATCTCTTCATGGTGTTGCGGTGATTCTTCAAACATCGCAATCAACTGTTGAGAGAGTTTTGGTTCAATTACATTATTGTAAACTTTAATGTGATTAGGTTGCATCAGTTTCAGCAACTTCTTCTGGAACTTCCTCTTCAACTATCTCACGTTGTCCATATTTAAATTCTTTACTAGCGACTTCATCTAATTGTGCCATGACTTCTTCTGTAAAGAATTTTTCTGGGTTATTGTTGATAGTCTTACCAAATGTTTTTGAACCATCTGGAAGTTCGATACGAGTTGATACTGATTTAAAGATACCATATTTTAGTGCCAGTTCAAGCAATCCATAGTACCTATCAAGTCCACGTTCATACATTAGTCGTACATCAACCATCTTGTTTTCGATAGTCAAACGTGACTTAGCATTCTTACAGTGAATGATATTACCTACAACCTCAGTACCATCCTTTTCTTTCTTCTTAGAAAGATATACGATAGATGATGCCGCATACTTCAGTCCAGAACCACCACCCATTTCTTTAGTAGGGAACATAGAACCAACAACATCATATGTGTGATTAGTAATTACCATTGGTACTTTTGCTTTACCAAGTTTCAAAGTCAAAACTCTGAATGCAGCTTTAAGTACTTGTGCCCGTGTCATATCACGAGTTTCTTTACCGTCAGCAGTATCTTCTACTTCTTTTGTAGTAGACAACATTCCAAGAGAATCCAAACACAACAACATTGGTTTTCTATCTGCTTCATTCTGTTGCAGATATGCATCCAATACTTTCAATGACTGTGTTCTAAATTCCTGTACTGTTGTCACAGGTAAGATAACCATACGAGAGGGGTCAATACCTCTATCGATAACCATCTGTTTTGTAATTGCAGATTCAGACTCAAAATACAACACACCAGCATCTGGGTTTGCATCAAGGAATGACTTAACCATACCCATTACAAAAAAAGTTTTACCTGTTGCAGACTCACCAGCAACCGCAGTAATTTTATTTGCTGGTAGTCCACCATAAATCGAACCACTCAACAATGCATTGAAGATATAAGAACCAGTGTCGATGAATGAATCTACATCACCTGCTTCTACTCCTTCACTTACAAGTGCAGCGTACTCATTGCCCGCTGTCTTAGCAATATCTTTTAAAAAGTCCATACTTTATACATCTCCTTCTTTTCTGTTATTTGAACGAAAAGAATCAAATCCATCTGGATAGCGTGCTTCCAACTTTTCGATATTCATATAAATGATATCTTCCAGTGTGCAACCCAGAGCAATACACGCTTGTGCTATGTACCACATAACATCACCCAACTCACGCTTCATGTGATATTGTGCATCATCATCTAGAGGTTTTCCTTGAAAGACTGCTTTCTTAATAATCTCTGCAAACTCTCCACCTTCGGCAGAAATACCCAATGCAGCAGTAATCAATCTTTCTGGAGGCAAACCACTTGTTTCGTCTATTATATCTAGTGCGTCTGAAAATGCCTGTGCGTCTTTCGACTCATCAGAAGTTACTTCATCCACAAAACGAGCATAATCTAGTAGTAGTCTTTCATCAGTCATATCTATATCCTTTGATTCCATTTTGTTTATAATACTATATTTGTCTGCCAAAGTCAAGAGATTATTGT